CCTTCGCCGCTGTACAGTGTACGATTATGTCAACCGTATCTGCATTGTTGATACCGTCAGCAGAATGATTGCTTGACTTTGCGGCTATCAAATCTGCGTCGGAAATGACGGACGGATACCAAAAGCCGGTCTGCTTATGGTAGTTAAACACTGTTATCGTGTTCTGATACATTCCGTACACCTCCTGCATAAAGCAGATTGACGCCGTTTGCGTCAGGAACATTCGCCAGATACTTTGCGGCAATGTCACGTAACAAGGCTGCCTGCGCTTCTGCACTTGCAGCAGCAGCGGCATAGGTAGAGGCTCCTGCCGCGCCCGTCACTGAATAAGAAATTGATTCCCGTCCAGATGATACAGACGCTATAGCACCTCTGTACGTACCGTCTGCGGCCTGCTGCGCTGAAGCGGCCCTCCGCTGCTCATCAATGCAGCAGAGGGCTTCAGCAATGGCACAAACAGCCTTCTTGACCTTGACAGCGTGTGCCTCAACCGTAGGAAACGCAGAGGCCAGCCGGTCAAAAGTGAGGTGGTCCACCTCATCACTCGCACGGTCAAGCCATTTATCCGCATTGTCAGCGGTCAGCACGTCACCATAGAAGGTGCCGGTATAAAAAGCGTAGTCTGCGTGTGCCATATCTGGCCTCCTTACTCAGCGGGCTTGTCGCCCTCAGCGGGTTTCTCCTTGTCACCTTTGGCGGGCTTGTCAGGCTTCGCCTTCGGCTGCTCAATGGCAGCGTAGGCGGGAGAGGCCTTCATCATATCAATGACGGCCTCATCCTTCGCCTCAAGCACCACACCGGTGCTGAGCTGCTTAAATTTCATGGGTTGTCCTCCTTACGCAGTGGCAGGCTTGAAAATCAGGTCGGGAGTGACAACCTGCGTGCCGTAGTGGTAGAACAGCTCCACGCCGTAGGCGTTGGACAGCGGGACCTTCTCAGCAACGTACTGATCGGCCATGACAGGCTGAGCCACAGCGCCGTCCACCATGACGAGGAAGCGGCAGCCGGTGGGCAGGTTGACGCAGGAAGCGGCGCGGACGCCATGCCACGCAAGGAATTCCTCAGCGGCGGTATCCACGTTGGAGCGCTGCGTCTGATCCAGCGCGTTACGGATTTTGCCGTAGGTTTCGGTGTTGCACACCAGATTCATCATGGAGCGGGGAACGCCGTCAACGAAGTCATTCTTCGTGTTCTCACACGCCTGAATGACAGTCTCAAGCTGGTCCTCAATGGCATCGTCGGTGTCAACCGTTACCTCAGTCGCAGCCGCAGAGGCAGCAGCGAAGAAAGCGGTATCCAGCTCAGCAGCCATGCGCAGGACGTGATTTGCGGCGCGGCGGTCAAGAACGCCGTCAACGCCATACAGGCGCACGTCCTTTTCCTCCAGCTCTTCCACGATCTCCTTGTCAACGTCGATAGCGACAGTGACAGGACGGGCGGTAACAGAGTCGCCCCTACCGGCGGTACGGGCGGTGCCGTAGGCCTTCGGGGTAGCGTTGGCAAAACGCTTAGCCTCTACAGTACCGGAAGCAGGATCGCCGGACAGGTCCTGATTCTTCATGCCAGCAGAAACAAGGTTCTTCTGGACGTTTTCAATCACCCTGCCGTACAGCTCAGCAAGGTAGTCCCTGCCTTCGTTTTCCAGCAGGATATTAAGAGAAGTAATACGTGCCATAGTTTATTTCATCCTTTCGATTTAGAAGATTTTCGGAGGCGTGTACTTCGCCGCGCCCTGACTGCCGCCTTCGTCGCCAGTAGGACCGGTAAAAGCAGGTGCCTTCTTCTCAAGTTCGGCCTTCTTTTCGGCTTCGGCCTTTTCCTCTGCCGTCTGATACAGGGCGGGGTCCTCAGCTTTGGCGGCCTTCATGTAGTCGTCGAAGCCGAAGAAGGTAGCGGGCTTGCCGTCCTTTTCAGGCTGCCACTTCAGGCCGTCAGTTTCCGACATAACATCTGCCGTAATCTGACGACGGGCCAGCGGGGACTTCACGCCGTATTCATCGAGCTTTGCGGTGAGCCACGCCTTCTGATCGCGGGTAGTGATTTCGCGGGTAAATTTCTTCTCCGCTTCCTCAGCCTGCGTCTTGTAGGTCTGAAGCTCTGTCTGAATCTGTTCGGGGTCAATGCCCTCAAACTTCTTCAGGGTAGCGGCTGCGGTATCAAGCTGAGACTGAAGGCCGTCACGCTCAGTAGTGAGCGCGGCAATCTCTTTGTCCTTCGCAGTGGTGACGGTGGCCTTCGCGTTCTCAATATCCTTGCCGTTGATGGCAAGAATCTGAGTAGCCACTTCCTCCGTGATACCAAGTGCTGTGAGTTCTGCGGTTTTCATAGGGAATACCTCCTTCTAACGATTAGGCTTTTTAGGACGTTGCCGTGTCCATCGTTCCGGGCTTTATTAGGACCGCCGGTAGTCCAGTTGCGCCCTTGCCGGATCATTGCACCGGCTGAAGGGCATATAAAAGCAGAGCCGGTGAAGGCTCTGCAATTATCGGTTATTGTGCTGCCTTGCGGGCAGCAGCTATGGACTTCGCCGCGTCGGCGCGTGTCCAATGCGCAATCTGTATGCGGTCTGCAAGGCGTTTGAGGCCGTTATTCTGACAGAAGGCATTGTAGGCCAGATTTTGCTTTTCCAGCAGCTTTGCCGCCTTCTGGTATTCGCCCTCAAGTGTAGCTTTCGCCGCCTCATCCTCAGCGCCCTCAATGGCTTGCCGGAGGCCTACCAGCTTTTCCTTCGTGTGCCTGATCCTGCGCTCCTGCGCCCGCTGCTTTTGGCTGAGGTCATAGGCCTTCTTGTTCTCTTCGGCGTCGAAGTTCGCATATGGATTGTGCCGCAGGTCGCCGGGGCCGAAGCTGTGACGGCAGTTCCAGCCGCAGAGGCCTTCACCGGTGCCGTAGCCGGTGCTTTCCTCAAAGAGTGGAAGGCCCGGTGTCTTGCCGGTCCGGCTGTAGAATTTGCCTTGCCACCAGAAGTGATTGCCGGGATTTTCGCCGCCGTCGCCGTATCGTGCGCCGATATGCGCAGACACAAGCACTACGTCCCAATCCCGCTCTTCCATGCCCTGTACAGCCATATTGCCGGACGCCTGAGCGACGCCGGTACGTACAGCCCGCAGCACAGCGGTTTCAATGGTGTCCACGTGGCCGGTAGGGTATCTCACCTTCGTCTGCTCAGTGACAAGGCTTTCAATGGCTTCCTGTACGGCCTGCGTGTATGAGGTCGCGCCGGAGGCTACCTTCATGTGGGCTTCGTCCAGCACCTTGATAAGGCGCTGCTGGCTTGCCTGAGCGGTTGTACGGGTGAAGTTATGGACCGTTCCCGCCGTTCGTTGGTAGGTATCCTCAAGCAGCCGTATCATGCCTTCAGACTGTGTGAGGCTCAGCGCTTCAAGCCCATGATCCACATAGAAGGCGCTGTCATAGGCAAGAGCCTTGATACCGGCGTCCTCAAATATGCGTCTGATCTCCGCGTCTGAAGCCTTTGTCCAGCGGGCAATTTCCCGCTGTACGGCTTCCAAGTGGCCGCCTGCGGCTTGATATACCTGAAGCTGCCAGTCGTCGGTAGCTGTCATATAGAAGTCGCCGCGCCCTATGCGGGCCATGACGCGCTTTATCAGGTCCTTTGTGATCCAGATATTCAGCTCATCAATGGACGGGTAAAGCGTTTCTACAATGTCAATGATTTGCTGAGGTGTCAGCATGGCCGCACCTCCTATTCAGCGCCGAACAGGGCCGCCTTCTCCATCTGCGCCGCTTCAGCCTCAGCGGTCAGGGCCTTTGCTTCCTCTTCGCTCATGCCCTCAAACTTGACAAAATACAGCCACTTAGGTACCCAGCCCTGCATAGCGTAGGAGCGCCACGCGGCCTTGTCCTCTTCGTAGCTGTAGGTAATGTCACCGAAGTTGAAATTAACTTCGTATTCACCCAGCGGCGCAAGGCCGTAGAGGGTAATAAGAGCATTTGCGCCATAGAAGGCTTGTTCCAGCGCGTCCTTCAGCGCGTCCCGGTCCGTCTTGATCGTCTGAATAGTGTCCCGGTCGTCAGCCTCTACCTGAGTTGCGGTTATCATGCCGGTCTGGCCGTCCATGACGAAAACACCCTCAGAGAAGCCGCACTTCACACCCGCCATAGACAGGTTGAAGTTTATATCCTTGATACGCTGATCCGTCAGCATGGTAGGTACGTGTTCATGTACCGCTGAGGTTTCTGTATCATTCAGGCCCATGCCGAGGCCCATGACAAAGCGCGGCAGCTCAATATTTCTGTTCTGCGCGTTCTGGATAAGGGACTGACCGACAAAGGTAATGTGCTTGCTGTCCTCAACCTCCGTGTTTTTCCGGCTCACGGCAATATCAACGGCCTTCAGCTCAGTGATAGCGTTTGCAAACACGGACAGGCCCAGCGGAGAGGCCGGGTCAATGGTATTCGCGCCGGGGACGCGGTAATAGGCGAAGAGCGGCGCTTCAAGGTTGGCAATCGTGACCTCCGGGGCCATGTGCGCCCATGCGTCAACCTTCGTGAGAGGGACTTCAGCGCCCAGCGTGACTTCACCCTTCGTGCTGAGCTGATTCTTAAAGGCCCTGTTGCTGATCTTGTAGAGCTTGCCGCCCTCCGTGGCGTTGCCGTCAAAACGGTGGTACTCAAGGCGGGTGTAGTGGGCGCTGCCCTGCGAGGTGTGCGCGGCAAAAATCGCGCCTATGATTTCGCCGTTGTCGTCCTTCGCCGTAATGCCGAAGTTACCCGGCAGAATGTAGTCCCACGTTTCGCCGTTCCACTTAATCATAAGGCCGCCCAGCCGGTCAGCTTCGGCCACCCGGTCAGGGAGGCGCTTCAAGAGGTCGTCGGCCAGCTCTTGCAGGTAGTCCGCACGGGGAGAGCCGGAAACGGCAATACCAATATCAAGCGTCGTCAGCTTTGCGCGGGTGTCGCTGATATGCTTTGCCATATTGATTGTTTCTATCTCATCTTTCGTGTTCAGCCACGGGGGCTTGCCTGTAGAGATTCGGTCCCAATTTTTCAAGGCGGTGTTCATTTCAGGGGAAGAAATGAGTTCAACGCCAAACACTTTTTCAATATCGGTGCCGCTGTTTATAAAGAGCATTTTGATCCTCCTTAACAGGCGCGTAAAAAAATTCATTTCATCACCGCCTTAGACTATCCACTTCAATTCATTTCTCAGGGCGGTACGGCAGAAATACCTGAGTTGGTCCATTGAGTGGTCGTTTTCTTTTATAACGGCGTCCTCAACGCTATCCTCATCCCATGAGTAGGTTTCAAATTCCTCAAAGGTGCTTTTGCAGCTTCGGTGGAAGTAAAGCACTCCGGCATTGAGGAATTTTGTCACGTCCTGAATACCGTTGATAACGTCGTTGTCAGCCTTCACAACAAGATACTTGCTGTACTTCTGGATTGTCTCAATCATTGAGCTTGCCGAAGGGTCAATGATGATATACTCAATCTGGTAGTCGCCTATCAGCTCACAGAGCATTTTATAATAGGCTTCATTGTCCACGCGGTTATTGCTGCCGCCCTTGTAGTACAGCTCCTTCACCATGATTGCCTTTTGCTCACCGGGGTTGTAGTCATACAGCCCAGCAGCAAAGGGGTTGACGGTGCCATAGTCCACAGACACATAGTACCGGTGCCGGGGGCTGCGCTCAGGCACGTTACGGACAATGTGCGCCTCCCGATTGAACATAGGATAGACAAGGCCTTCAGCCTTCACCCACAGGCCCAGAATGTAGCGCCGGTAGAAAACGCCGGTGTACATTCCCTCATAACGGGCCTTGATCTCAGGCGCAAGGCTCAGGTTGTCGTCCATCGTGAAGTGCAGGTACAGAATGTTGCGCTCACGGGCCTTCTTGATCCATTCGGTATAAAACCAATGGCCGGGGTTTTCCGGGTTGCAGTTAAACCAGAATTTTGATCCGGCCACACTGCAACGAGCCATAGCCTGCTCCACAAAAGAGCGGGGCATAAGCGCCACCTCATCAAAGAGGACGCCCGCAAGCGTGATGCCCTGTACCAGCGTGTAGCTTGATTCGTCCTTGCCGCCGAACAGATAATAGGTGTTCGTCGTTGTGCCGGACGTTATAATCAGCTTGTTTTCGCTGCGGCGCTCCACGATAGAAAAAATGCCCTCAAGCCACTGAGGCATGAGAGTAATAACATTGCGGCGCAAGCTCTCAATGGTCTTGCCGCATATAGCAAAATTCTGTCCGCTGAAGCTGCTCATGCTCCACAGGATAAAGCCGTCAGTCATTGAAACGGTCTTGCCGCTACGGATAGAGCCGTCACAGATGATACCGTCACAGTCCTTATACTTCGGCCTGTTCCACCACGTCAGCGTCAGATTCTGCCTCTTGCTGAAGCTCTGGTATATCATCCGCGTCAATGTCCTCCTTCGTCCCGTTGATAAGCGCGTCAAGCAGATTGTTGTCCTTCGGCTTCGCCTCCGGGCGTTCCTCACCGGTCAAGCGCAGATATATTTCAATCATGCGAGGGTCGCCAGCTTTAGCGCCCTTCATAATGGCGTCGGTGATCTCAAGCGCACGGCTGATTTCCTCATCCTCAAAGCCCATGCGCTCAAACTTCTTGATAGTTCGCTTATCCAGAATAGGCGCTTCGGCGTACTTACCAAGCAGGTACTGCTGTTCGGTACGCCGTTTTCTCTTTTCCTGCGCTGCTTTACCACCTGCGGAGCGGATAGCGTGAGCCTCTTCTTCACTGCGCTCAGTCAGAGGGATTAAGTGCTTATCTTGCGGTCTGCTCACGTTTCACACCTCCTATCCGGTAGTCTTTTTGCCCTCCTTATGATTTGGCCCGCGTATAGGAATACGTATAGCCGTATTTCTTCTGATTCGCTTTCAGCCAGCGGGAAACGGCGTCATTGTAGTCTTTACCGCTGAGCTTTGCAGAGTTCACGCCCTTGATGAAGCCGGAAGCGTCAAAATGGCCGCCCTTCACAAAGGTATAGGTACCGGCGTATTTGGCCGTATCTTCTCCACGGCCTGCGCGGGTACTTACGGCCACGATACCGCGCCGGGTACCCATTGCCGTATTTACCACGTCCTCCTTGCTGAAGTTGGGCCAGCCTGCCGCAGGGTGATTGTGAAGGGCAATTTCGCTGCCGTTGCCGGTCAGGCCGGAAATACTGGTAGCGTTGCCGTGAAGGTACTTCGTGGCAAAGCCCTGAGCGTCTACCACTACGCCGTGTTCCTCTGCGGCGCTGCCGTGGGCCTCCGTAAAGGCCCGGAGCATATCTTCATAGGTCCGGTTGACGCCTACCTTCACGTTCATGCGGGCGGGAAGGTCTGCGGTTGTTTCGTCCTTGCCGTTGCCGCCACCCGAAGAGGGCCAGCCGCCGGAAAAGCCCATGCCGGAGCTGCTGCCTCTGCCGCCATGCTCCACAGGGAAGGTGATCTCCGTCCAGTCAGCTATGTGCTGCTCAAGGGTCTTGCCTTCAATCTCATAGGCAAGGGCTTCGTCAAGGTCGTTGAATGTCGCAATAGTCTTGCCGGTAGCAAGGCTATAAAGCTCAAGCGGCTTGCGCAGCAGCACCACCTTATCCGTGGCGTAGACGCCGTTCAGCCGCTTGAAGTCACGTTTGAATTGTTCTATGTGCATACTGTCTCACCTCTTTTGCTGGTTATTTCTTCTTCTCAACAAGCGTAGCGCCGTTCATTATGTATTTCGCAATGTTGCCACGGCCCAGGGCTATCGTCCTGCCGCCGCTGCGAATACCGAGCTTGTTAGGTGAACGGTTGAAATGCACGATTTCAAACCTATCACCGCCGCCGCTCATAATACCAGCGCCCACGCTGTAGACGTTGCCTTCCTTCGCGTCTGCAAGGAAGCGCGTCACGATTGCGCGTTTCTGTGCTTTGTCCTCAGCGGACGCGCCAGCACCGCCCATGATCCGAGCGCCCACAGGAAACGCGGGGTATGACACTTTGGAAAATCTGCTGTTACTGCCTCTACCGCCCATACCCGGCACCTCCTTTTAGGGCATAAAAATACCGCCACCGGGGGAAAGTCCGGTGACGGTTGAAAACGGCTCTGTCAGTCGTCAGGAATGGTGTTTTTCTTCGTTCCCTTGCTGCCCAGAGGCTTACGGCAGGAAGGGGGAAGCTCCCTGCTTGCGTTGGGCGGGGTGTAGTGGCCGCCCTTGCTGGTCTTTGTGGTGCTGCCCTTCGTTGGCTTCGTCGTTGTCTTTGCCATATTGATTACCTCCGTTTCACACACTTTTCAAGCAAGTCCGTAGGCGTGGCCTTATCCACACGCAGAAGCTGCGTCTTGCCCTTGATTGCCTGATCCATGTAATGATTGATATTGATAGCTCTTCCGGGCTGCGGGTCAACATAGTGCGTCACGCCGTTTACCTGCTCAGCAATGAAAACATGTCCGCTGCGGTTGCCCTTCCACGTAATGCGGACAATGGCACGTGCGCCGTCGCCCCATTGAGCCATTTGCGCGTCCATTTTCGCAATCGTGTTGCGGGAAGGCATATTCACCTGTTCCATGCCAGTCATAACCTGCTTCCAGCCGCCGGGGCCGTCGCCATAGGGCAAGCGGTCCGAGCCGTCGAAAATACGAGGCTTCGCCTCTACGTCATAACCGCGCCGCTGCATTTCATAAGCGAACACGACGCGCTGACAGTTGTATTGCCACTCCTTGCCCTCAGCAAAATGCGGGTTAGAGGCCTTCAGCGCATTTTCCATTGTAGCAGGCTTGCCGCGCGGGCCTAAATAGCTTGATCTTGAATAGCTGCCGCCTCTACCGCCCATTATACCACGCCTCCCGTCTGTTTTCCACTGTTCGTGCGCTTTTTCAGGCCTTCCTGAAAAGTCATAACAGGTACGATCTTGTCACCGGCGCACTCTTCAGGGATAAAGCCATAAAAGAGGATTGCGGAGGGCTTCAGGCGGGCCAGCATTTCAGAATAGCCAGCCATAAAAAGACGGCGGGCGTTCTCATTCATCTGCGTTCCCACAGAGGACACGGCCACAATGCCGCCTTCAGGCTCACCGTCAAAGCACCACTCAAAACTTGCTTCGTCGCTCCATGAAATGGTAGGTATAACAGTGATCCCGTGCATTTGCCAATATGCGCCCAGCCAGTGCTTGCGGTAATGATTGTATATCTGAATGGCCTTCGGAAAATCCGTATAGGTGGAAAAGTCCGGCGTACAGACACACCGGAATTTCTTCAGCATTTCAAGGTAGGCGTCAGGCTGCGTCCACAGACGGGTAAATTGATAATCGTCTATGAAGAAATGGATACCCTTGTTTTCGGGGTCCTTACAGCTCTTCGCGTAGTTGAAGCCGATATAGCTATCAGCGGTTATATCCGTAGGCCGGAGGCGCGGCGTATCGAATATACCCGTACCGTCAAATATTACTTTGTTCAGATTTTCGTAATTGCGTCCCTGTCGGTATATCAAGGTCCACGCCTCCTTCCTTCGCGCATTAAAAATGGACTTCTGGACACGGGCGGCGGGGCCGGAGGCAAGCCCTTTGCGGTGTCGCCTCTCACGTGTCCAAAAATCCACGGTAGCATTATAGCACAGGGTAGGAGAACATTTTGTGACAGCTTTTTATTCGTCCTCCGTTGTGTCCGATTTAAGATACCTATACACCCGCTGCCGTACACTATCTTCTGTATTCCCGCCTCCGATGTGCATAGCCGTTTGATACCACGTCAGGCCGTTGATAAAGCGCAGGGCGAATATCTGACGGGTCAGGCTGTCCGGTATATCTGATATGTACCGCTCAAGGCGGTTGCGCTCATGGATACACTGAAGCTGCTTTGCGGCAATGATCGCTTGCAGGTCCACGATTTCAGCCACCGTCCGGCCCAGCGTATCATTATAGCCGGGGGCGTGTGGCATACCATCAATATTTGTAGACTTCGGAGAAGAGGCCATAGCCTCAAGCTCTTCCAGCCGCCGCTTATCCTCTTCAATTTCACGATTCAGCCAATAGAGCTGAGATAATTCTTTTACGGTCATGCCGCGCCCTCCTTTGCTTTTCTGATCCTTACCTTCAAGGCTTCAAGCAGGCTGTCCTGTACGTCTGCCTTGCCGCTCAGGGATTTTATAACGTCCTCATCCGTGCCGCCCTGCACAAGCAGGTGATGCACGATAACCGGGTAGGGCTGCCCTTGCCGGTGAAGGCGCTTGTTTGTCTGCTGGTACAGCTCAAGACTGTCATTCAGTCCAAACCATATAATGTGATGGCCGCCCTCCTGAAGGTTTAGGCCATAGCCACAGGAAGCAGGCTGCACCAGAAGCAGGTCAATCTGTCCGGCGTTCCACGCCTCTTCTTGCTCTTTGCCCTCATACACGGCCATCCTCAGCGGTGTAGCTTCGAGGGCGTCCAGAAGCCGCTGCCGGTCATGCCGGAAATTGTAACAGATGATCGCGTGTTGTCCGTTGAGCTGTTCCACAGTTTCCAGAAGGGCTTCAATCTTGCAATCGTGGACCGTGACGACGTTTCCTTCTTCGTCATACACAGCACCATTGCAAAGCTGTAGGAGCTTCCCGCGCAGCGTGGCGGCGGTGCCTGCCGTGATAACTGTTTCGTCGTCCACCTGAAGCAGCGTGTCACGCTCAAGACGGTCATAGGCCTTCTGCGCGGCGGCGTCCAGCACTACGGGAATATCGTCATACACCAGCTCAGGCAGCTCAAGATAGTCCTCAGCCTTCATGCTGATGCAAATATCAGAAATACGGTTGTAGATTTCCTCAGTTGCGCCCAGCTTCGGGGCATAGCTGAAGATCGTAGTCCGGTTGCGCTTGTCCGGGACAAAGTAGGCGTCACGGTAGGAAGTGATTGTGCGGCCCAGCCGTTTACCACCGTCCAGAAGAAACACCTGCGCCCAAAGGTCCATAAGCCCACGGGGGTTAGGTGTGCCGGTCAGCTCTACAATACGATTGATGCGGGACCGTTCCAGCTTCAGAGCCTTGAAGCGCTTTGCCTGATGATTCTTGAAGCTGCTGCTTTCGTCCAGCACCACCATATCAAAGGGCCAGTTGTGGCCGTAGTAGTTGACAAGCCACTGCGTATTTTCCCGGTTGATAAGGTAAATATCAGCCGTGGCAGCCAGAGCGCGGCGGCGCTGCTCAGCCGTACCGAGGACAAAAGAGAAGCGGAGGCCGTTGAGCTGTTTCCACTTTGCCGCCTCTTTGGTCCATGTGGATTCAGCTACCTTCTTCGGAGCTATGATAAGAACCTTCTGAACACACCACATTTCATACTTCAGGCGCTTGATCGCAGACAGCGTGATAGCCGTCTTGCCGAGGCCCATATCTAAGAAAAGCCCTATAGCCGGATCATTGCATATCCGGTCAATGCAATACTCTTGATAGTTATGTGGCACAAAGTCCTTCATGCTCCAACACCTCCTT